TAATTGATAAGCAACCTTTTAGTATATCAATATCCACGATTCGTTTCATAGTTAATTAATTATCCAATTTAACAATATTATACTTGACGTGCCTAAAACAATCACAATCAAGAACCCTATTCCATCTCTAGTTTCTCTAGTCATTTAATACTCCATAAAATGTAAGTTATTATTACTGCCAACATAAACCACCAACCCATATCATTTATCATTTCAAGCATTTTTAAAACCTTGTTTAGTTAGCATACCATTTAATTTTGAAATTAGATTAAAGATACGTTTCTTTGTATGCTCTCCTCTAATTTCATTGTCCAATAAAATCCTTGAAAGTACAGCGACCATCATTTTCATTTCAAAGTAAGTCATTGAGCAAATCAATCCTATTTGTTTTTTTGCCATAATGTTTTAAATACCCTTCTGTTTTTTTTAGTACACCAATATCCATAGTAACCAGCTATTTTTTTTTTCATATTAATTTAAAGTTAAGTTGTATGTAGCTATTGTTTTATCTTCTTGTTTTTTTTCTCCACGTTTTAATACTTCTTCTGTTATTATAGGAGAAAAATAATTCATAAGCTTAACAAATAGTTCTATTCGTTCTGCGTGTAAATCTTTGTTATATTTTAATCCAGTATTTTTTGAATCTAAACTAGTTTCATTTTTTTCAAACAACCACCAAAAATACCAAATCTTAAATTCTTCTTGTTTTATATTAATAGTAGTTTCTTTTGTGGTTAAAAGACCATAAGGATTAAAAGTGTAAAGATAATCATTTATTTGCCTTCTAAGTTTATATGATTTTTTATCTTCTTGTAACGATGGTAATGACGAAAGATATTTTAGTTCTTCTAACATTTCACCACTTACTTTTACTTCTATTTCTTTTTTCATATTCCTTCCTTTGTTTGTTTTGCTAGTTTTAACTTTTCTTTTAGTGATTTGGTTGGGACATAATCTAATAATAAATTAAACATTATGTCAAAACCATTTACACTTTCGTTACACGCACTTTGTAAACTTACTGCTAACTTTTTTCTAGTTTTATTTATTTCTATTTTCATATTGATAAATATTCCTTCCAGTTAAGACCAGCATCAATTAATTGTTTTTTAATTTTTTTGCCACATTCAGAACCAAGATAATAAGAACCCATATCAGAACCTTTAAATTCTTTTTCTAATCTTGCATGGTCTTTTTTATTAACTAAACTTAATGGACTCATATAACCTCTAGTTACAAATGCTTTATCATAACTTTTAATTCCTTTGCCACAAATGCAACATTGATCTACAAATTTTATTCCACTTGTAAGATAATGATTGTCATTTTTATCAAAGTTGGAAGCATCTACAACAGCATCAAAGTATTGTAAATTGTTTGTTGTGTCTTTTTTTAAAGTCATATTTTCCCTTTTTGTTTAGTTTGCTTTTCTAACATACTTTGGCAAATAGTAAGCTAATGGATATTTAGGGTCTTTAAATTTATCTGCTGTTCCAAAGTTTAATACTTTGATTTTTTTAGCAGTAAAGCCAACTACTTCTCCATCAACCCACAAACCAAAATAACCAGAATGTAATTTTGATTTGTTTAAATAAATCTCAACTTTGTCTCCAACTTTAAGATTTGTTTTTACTAATTTGCTTTCCATGTAATCAATATATTAATTATATAATATTAAATCAAGCTTTAAAGTTGCGAATTGTGGATAAATATATAAAAATAATATCATTTATAATCAATGACTTATTTGAGATAATTCGTTGCTATTTTGTTCTATTATTGATAATACTACTAATTGTGGTGTAAGTGCCTTCCCTTACACCACGTTTAACATAGGAGAATCAATGCCACTAATCAAAGGTTATAGTAAAAAATCAATTTCTAAAAATATTCGTAGAGAAATTAAGTCAGGCAGATCACAAGCACAAGCAGTTGCGATTGCTTTATCAGTTGCAAGAAAAGCTAAAAAAAGAAAAAGATAGTGCAAGTTCCGAAGGCAAACATAATCAATTCAGAAAAACATAGAAGATTTGTAGCATCATTTCCTTGTGTAGTTTGTGGAAACAATACTCAGGTTCAATGCTGTCATATAAGATCAATTCCTAAAGTAGGTAATGTAGGCAAAGGAGTTAGAGATGATGCCTATTGTATTCCAATGTGTTTTACTTGCCATAACCTGCAACATGAAATAGGCGAGTTAGAATTTTTTAATAAATTTAATATAAATCCTATATTGATTTCTATGAAATTATCTACTATATCTCCTTGTAAGAAAATTAATCAACTTAAAAGCATAGGAAGGTACAATGGCAAACTTAACTACCGAGAGCATATCAGAATCAACAAAAAAGATTCTTTGCGATAAAAAACTATACAAAGATATTAACTTCTTTGAAGTTCCACATAATAAAGTTTTACTAGCAGTAATTAGATCAATCACTAAAAAGTCTTTTGCACAGATTGGCAAAGATTATAAAAAGTCTTGGTTCTCAATTTACGCATCAGTAAAAGATACCCAAAAGAATGGTCTTAAATCATTTACTAATAAAGTTATAGAACTTGTTAAGGAAGATTTAAAATGAATGATGGTTGGGTAAGTATTTATCGGCAGATATTTGATAACAAAGACTTAAAAGACAATAATCATATTTTAATATTTATTTATATGATTGTTCACGCAAGTCATAAACCCACGATAGTAACTTATAGAAAAAAACGAATAACATTAAAACGTGGACAATTAAGTGTTTCTTCTAAAGATTTATGCAATAGATTTAATCTGTCTAGGCAAACAATTAGAACGATTTTAAAAAACTTAGAGGTAACCAACTGTTTAACCCATACTTTGCATAAGCAATTATCTGTCTATACCATTGTAAATTATAACAAATTTCAGGATAACGACCCTACTGAAGTTAAGCTACTTAACCAACAAACTAACCAACAGAACAATAAATATATTACTAATACTACTAGTATAGATAAAAATATGTTAAGTCTTAGCAGTATGACTGGTTTACCTAAGAAAATTAACTTACCTACCCTGCAAGACTTAAAAACCAAGATCATTGAAAAACCTAAAGAAAAGAACGAATTTGAAATTATGCGTGAAAAACTTGATGCTGAAGATTTTGAAAAATGGGTGCTTCACAAACTAAACTCTTGATTTTATTATCTATTTAGTTCTTTAAAAATTATATATTTACATAACCACAAAATATCTTTATTCGGACTGCATTAACTAAAAGGAGAACTGGTTATGAAAATAGAAAAGGTAATAGCTAAACTTGAAAAGGCACAAGACAAGATCAATACAGAACTAGATGCTTTAAGAGAAATGCTAGAAGATCATCTTGAAGAAATGGAATCTGAAGAAACGTATGACGATTCTGACGAGGACATGGACGAAGATTATTCAGATGATGAAGATTTAGATTCTGACGAGGAATAAACTCAATCAAAGATAAGCTGTAAAGCTGGAAGGTTATCTAACCTTAAACCAATGAACACTAAACTACTGTCTATTAGACTATGGGAATACTCATGTATTTGTCTATTCTTGCTTTTTGTGTTTGTACTTGGCTCATTCTTTCCGAATGATTATACCAAGTCTATCATAAGACAAAAAACAATAGATGAAATTAGGAAGATAGGTTTCTTTGAACCTAAAATTGAAGTTATGTCTAGCGAAAGGTTTATATCATCAATGCAGAAATGTATTGCTTTTCATAACCTAGACATAAGGAAGCAAGATCAGATTCCAACAGCACTTATAATCGCACAAGCAATCGTAGAGAGTAATTTCGGAACATCAAGGTTTGCACAAGAAGGTGGAAATTTATTTGGCATAAGAGTATGGTCTAAAAATGGAATCTTGCCACTTAAACAAGACCCATCAATAAACTGGAGAGTAAAAACATACAAAACTAAATGCCAGTCAGTCAAAGATTACATAAACATATTAAACAATAATCATCACTACGCAGAATTTAGAATAGTAAGAAGCAGAACAAAAGACCCAATGATATTAGCAGATACACTAGATAATTTTAGCACTAGTAAAGAATACGCAAATCATGTTAAGCAGATATTAGTTAAATACAAAGGCAAGTTATGATAAAGTTTCTAATTAAGATTAACCAGTTTTTAGATAAAATTATTTGGAAGCATTTTAACAAGCTAAGAAATAAAAGATTAAACAATGGCAAATGAGACAACATCAACTTCGCTAAACAAACTTTATACAAACAAAGTTAAAACAAAAGGCACTTATAGAGTTTATAAACCTAAACCATTAAAAATGCCGAGAAAAAAGAAATGAAAAAACCAATCTGGGAAACTAAAAGACCAAGAGGATTGGGCAAACCAAAATCCTTTAATAAAAAATCTAAAGCTTATAAATCTGCAAGACGATCTGCTGGACAAAAGTTCGGCAAGAAATCTAGCTTCGTTAAGAACCTTTACATAGCCAAAAGACTTAAAAGAAAATGATCTTAGATAAGATAACCTTTGGAAGCAGGATTATTAATCTAAACCTAATAGACAAAGAACAAGCATCTAAAAAAAAGATATTTGGCGAATTTGATTCAGATGCAAACACACTTACCTTAGACAAATCACTAGACAATATCCAAATGGCAAACACAATACTCCATGAAATCTGCCACATGATACATGATGAATACAAACTAGACTTATCTGCAAAAGCAGAAGAACTTGTATGCAATTCAATAGGTAATGGACTATGTCATGTACTTTACCAAAACCAAGATTTATTAGAGTTTCTTTACAAATCCCTTAAAAAAGAATAATTAGCATATTACGATACATCAATCGGTTAATATGGCTAAAGATATACAAGTAATAGACAAACAAAATGGTAGAGGGAGACCGATTTTTGACTTTACACCGAAAATATTAGACCAGATAAAAGAATTAGCCAGTTATATGTGTAGTAAGCAAGAAATTGGCAGAATTATTGGTTGCTCAGAATCTACAATACAAAGAAATCAATTAGCACAAGAAGCATACGAACTTGGGGTTGCACAAGCAAAAAAGACTATTAGAAAAACTCAATTTGATATAGCTACTAAACTAAATTCAAGCATAATGGCTATGTGGTTAGGTAAAGTTTATCTTGGACAAACAGACAAGATACAAAATACTGACGACAATGCACCACTACCAATCTATGACATTGTTGATGAACCCAAAGAAGTTATTGAACTAAAAGAAGTTAAAAATGAGTAAATGTATATTTTGTAAAAGACTTATGGTAAACAAATTAGAGCAACATATAAAAGCTTGTCATCAATGTATTGTGAACTTGCTAATGAAA